ATATCTTCAGGGTTATCTAGGATAGCTTGTATGAAAAACCTTTACAAACCTAAAAAAGAAAATTCAAAAATAAGTATTACCTTTGCAAGGTACGACAACTCTGGAGGACAGAGTAAAATTATTAGATAAGAAATGGATGATATCAAAATAACTATAACCGATCCCGGATTCCCTGATGATAATGTCAGCGATTCTGACAAGAATAAAAAAGAGTTCGGTCTAAAGATAGGGCAAGCTATTCAATACGAGTGGTTTAAAAAAGATGGAGGTGGTTGTAGGTATTATGATCGATGGACAGAATTTAACAGAAGGAGGTTATACGCAAGAGCTGAACAACCGATCCAGAAATATAAAGACGAGCTATCTGTCGATGGAGATCTTTCTCATCTAAACTTAGATTGGACACCAATAGCGGTGATGCCTAAGTTTATAGACATTGTATGCAATGGTCTGGAGGATAGGATATTTTCAATTAAAGTAGAGTCTCAGGATTCATTATCTATAAAAAGAAAGCAAGAGTTTCAAGATGTAATAGAATCAGAGATGGTCTCTAAGCCATTATTGGAACAAGTAGAAAAGGATTTCGGAATTAACCCATTTATAAACGACAAGGAAACTTTACCGAAGACAGACGAGGAGCTTCAGTTGTACATGGAATTGGAATACAAGCCGGGGATAGAAATAGCTGAAGAGATAGCTATACAAACCGTGTTTAATGAGAATCATTACGAAGACATAGCTAAGAGGTTTAAATACGACTTGGTCGTCTTAGGTATAGGTGCTCTTCGCCATAGATTCCTAAGAGGTGGCGGTATAGATATTACTTATTTAGATCCATCAAAAGTTATACATAGCTATACAGAGGATCCAATGTTTAAGGATTGCTATTATTGGGGAGACGTTGAAACAGTTCCTGTATCGGAACTTGTAAAGATAGACCCTGATTTAACCAATGAGGATCTAGCAGAATTAAAGTCTTATTCTCAAGCATGGATGAGAGAGTTCCCTACAGAAAGAGATAGACAGAACTCTGAACTTTCAAGCGAGACAGTTACACTCATAAACTTCTCATACAAGACTACTAAGAAGTATGTATATAAGAAGAAGAAGGTTTCTGACGATGCTTCCAGAGTTATAAGAAAAGACGATGACTTTAATCCGCCTCAAGAAATGATGGAGGAAAGAGGGTTTGAGAAAGTTGAAAAGAGAATCGAAGTTTGGTATGAAGGGATTATGGTCGCAGGTACTAATTTTATCTTGAAATGGGAACTTCAAGAAAATATGGTTAGACCTAAGTCAGCATCTCAACGTGTGATGTCAAACTATGTCGCTTGCGCCCCTAGATTGTATAAAGGAGCTATTGATTCTATCGGGTTAAGGATGATCCCTTTTGCTGACATGTTGCAGTTAAACCACATGAAGTTTCAGCAGGTATCTAGTAAAATGGTTCCTGACGGAGTATTCATTGATGCTGATGGTATAAATGAGGTAGACCTAGGAACTGGGGCTGCTTATAATCCAGAAGACGCTTTAAGGCTTTACTTCCAAACAGGTAGTGTTATTGGTAGAAGTTACACGCAAGATGGAGACTTCAATAATGCTAGGACTCCTATTCAGGAATTAACCAAGTCTAGTGCTGGAGGTAAGATCAATTCTCTTATTGCTCAGTTCAATCATTACTTGAACCTTATGAAGGGAGCTATAGGAGCCAATGACTCTATGGATGCTTCTACACCGCACAAGGATGCATTAGTTGGTTTACAGAAGATGGCAGCACTATCATCAAATGTAGCTACCAGACATATATTGGAGGGGTCTATATTTATAACAAGAACATTAGCTGAAGGTCTCTCATGTAGAATTTCTGACTTATTAGAGTACTCAGATTACAAAGAGGAGTTTATAAATAAGATAGGAAAACAAAACGTTTCTATTCTTGAAGATGTAAAAGACTTGTACCTTTCCGACTTTGGTATATTCATAGAGGTATCTCCAGATGAAGAGCAGAAGCAAAAGCTAGAGGAGAATATACAAATCGCTTTGAGAGAAGGTGGTATAGATCTTGAGGACGCTATTGATATCCGAGAAATAAACAACATAAAGTTAGCCAACCAGTTACTAAAAGTTAAGAGAAAAAGAAAGCGTGATTATGACCAGCAAATAAAAGAGAAGGAACAGCAGTCTATCGCTCAAATTCAGATGCAGCAGCAACAGATGGCTGCTCAGAACGCTGCTCAAAAGGTACAGATGGAGGCTCAAGCTAAGATTCAAGTTAAGAACGCTGAAGGTGATAACGAGATAAGAGTTCTAGAGAGACAGGCTCAACTCAAGTTCGATCTGATGCAAAAAGAGTTCGACTTAAACACTAGATTAAAGTCTATGGAGATGCAAGTAAAACAATCATTGGAGGATAAAAAGGAGAAGGCTAAAGACAGAAGACAGCGTGAGCAGGCTACTATGCAGTCAAAGATGGTAAGCCAAAGAAAGTTCGACCTACCTTCTTTAAATTTTGAATCTAACGAGGACTCTTTAGATGGCTTTGATCTAGCGGAATTCGACCCAAGATAGACCGAAAAATATAATAAATATTATTTTTAACTTTGTAAAAATCAAATCAAATGAAAATTCAAGTAAAAGCTGTAGACTCAGTTAATGAAAAGTCAAAGCAAGAGTTAGAGAGGGAAATTATTGAGGATCACGCTGCTAGTCAAAACGACAACCAAGATAACGACCAAGATAACGACCAAGGAGGTAACCAAGAAGGTAACCAAGAAGGTAACCAAGAAGGTAACCAAGAAGCAGAAGATAATATTGCTCAAGCAGAGATTAACGAAGAATCCGTAATGAGCTTCATTAAGGAGAAGTACGGAAAAGAAATAGAATCGATTGATTCATTATTTGCTAGTGAAGCGTCACCAAGCAATGAAATTCCTGAAGATATATCCAAGTTCATTCAGTACAGAAATGAAACTGGAAGAGGGATGGAAGACTATATGAGGTTGAATGAGAACTTTGATGAGATGAATGACAATTCATTGTTGTCTAGGTTTTATGCTGAGACTGAAGATGGTTGGGACCAAGAGGATATTAATGGATACATCGAAGACAACTTCGCTTACGACGAAGATCTAGATGAAGATTCATTAATCAGGAAAAGACAAAGAGACAAGAAGAAAGAAATAGTAAAGGCTAAGAAATACTTCGAAGGTCAGAAAGAGAAATACTATACTCCATTAGAGTCTAATGGATCAAGTGCTCCAGATGATCCAGAGTATCTAGCCTTTAAAGAGCAAATGAGTAACGCTAAGACTCAACAAGAGCAGGCAGCTAAAAAAGCTGAATGGTTTAAGAGTAAGACAGACGAGTTGTTCAGTAATGAATTCAAAGGTTTTGAATTCAGTATTGATGACAAGAAGTTTACTTATCCGATACAAGAGATTGACAAAGTTAGAGAGAGTCAAAAAGACATCAGTAACTTTATATCAAAATTCTTGAATGACGATGGGTTGATGGAAGATACGGCTGGATACCATAGAGCGTTATCAATTGCAATGAACCCAGAAAAATACGCTAAGTTCTTTTACGAGCAAGGTGTTTCAGACACAGTATCCGAATCGGCTGCTGAAGATAAAAACATCACGTTAGGAGCTAGACGTAAACCTGAGACTCAAGTGGTAGGTAAAACAACAATAAGAGCCGTATCAGAGCCATCAGGACGTGGGTTGAAATTTAAAAAATAATAACCTAAAACAAAAAGAAAATGGCAGGATCATTATCGGTTGGAGGAGTAAATCTTCAACCATCATCAGAACAAGTGGCATTGTCCACAAACTACATCACTAACTTTAATTTCTTAGATCAGTATCTTCCTGATACTTATGAGAAAGAATTCGAGAGATACGGAAACAGATCAGTATCTGGATTCATGAGACAAGTTGGTGCTGAATTACCGTCTACATCAGACCTTATCAAGTGGGCTGAACAAGGACGTTTACACACGAAGTATATTGACTGTACGACTACAGTGCTTTCTAATGCTGACACAGCTACGTTCACAATAAACGATACGCTAGATCCGGGTACTGGAAGTATTGCTGTAAGAGTGGGTCAGACTATTCATTTAAGTGTAAGAACTTTAGCTTCTGGAACAGCAACAACTAATAAGGCTATCGTTACATCGGTTGACACTTCACTAGGGGAAATAGATGTTGCATTCTATGAGGCTGACGGTATGACCAATTCCGATGCTACGAATATCTACGAAATGTTCATCTACGGTTCAGAATTCAACAAAGGTACTAACGGAATGGTAGGCTCATTAGAGGCTGACGACTTAATTCTTGATAACAAGCCAATCATAATCAAAGACAACTATGAGGTTTCTGGATCAGACATGGCTCAAATCGGATGGGTAGAAGTTACTACTGAGAATGGAGCAACTGGTTACTTATGGTATTTGAAGTCTGAGCATGAGACTCGTTTGAGATTCGATGACTACCTAGAGACTGCAATGATTGAAGCTGTACCAGCGGAAGCTGCTTCAGGAGCTTTAGATACAGCAGGTGTTGATGGATCAGACGGTGTATTCTACTCTGTTAACGACAGAGGTAACGTATGGTCAGGTGGTTACCCAACTACTTTGTCTGACTGGGATACAATTGTAGCTCGATTAGATAAGCAAGGTGCTATCGAAGAGAACGCATTATTCGTAAACAGAGCTTTCGGATTCGCTATCGATGACATGTTGGCTGATCAGTCTACAACTACTGGAGCTTCATTCGGTTTGTTTGACAACGACAAAGACATGGCTTTAAACTTAGGATTCTCAGGATTCCGTAGAGGTTACGATTTCTACAAGACTGACTGGAAATACTTGAATGACGAGTCAATGCGTGGAGGTTTGTCAGCAGGAATCGTTAGCGGATTGTTGGTACCAGCAGGTACAACTTCTGTATACGACCAAGTAATGGGTAAAAACGCAAAGCGTCCATTCTTGCACGTTCGATACAGAGCTTCAAAAGCTGAGGACAGACGATACAAGACTTGGATCACTGGGTCAGCAGGAGGAGCAGCTACAAGCGATCTTGATGCAATGGAAGTTAACTTCCTTTCTGAAAGATGTGTTTGTACTTTAGGAGCAAACAACTTCGTATTATTCGAAGGATAATATACCTAAAAACCAACAGGGGCTAGGGAGTGATCTCTAGCCCTTATTTTAAATCAAGTAAAATCAAAATAAAATGAATAGATCAAAGAGAAACAAACCAAAAGATTTAACGTTCGTAATGACTAGAAAGAATCCACCACTAAGTTGGATGGTAAATTCTAGAAACACTACAGCGAATCCTCTTCACTACTACGATGAAGAGAACAACGAGAACAGAGTTCTAAGGTATGCTAGCAATCAAAAGAGTTGTTTTGAAGACGAGCAAGACGGGACAGCCATTATAGAGCCAATCATTTTCAATGATGGTATGCTTCAGGTGCCAAAAACAAATCCAGCACTTCAACAGTTTTTACAGTTACACCCTAAGTTTGGGAAAGACTTCGTTATCCAAGATAAGGAGAAAGACGCTCAGACTGAATACGAAGAACTAGAGAAGTCAAGTACAGCTACTGAGATGGCTAGAAAGTTAGATATCGATCAGAAGCTTATGATTGCCAGAGTACTTATGGGGTCTAACACTGACAAGATGACGTCTAGCGAAATTAAGAGAGACATCTTGGTGTACGCTAAAAACAACCCAGATGAGTTCTTACAAGCAATCGATGACTCAGACTTAGAGGTTATGGATATTGCTGCTCAAGTATTCCATAAAGGATTCTTGACTACACGAAGAAACGACACTGAGATTTGGTATAACCTAGATTCAAACAAAAACAAACTCATGAACATTCAATATGGTGAAAGCCCTGTTGAAAGGTTAGGTAAGTTTTTGAAGACAGACGAAGGTTTAGAAATCTTAGAGCTGTTAAAATCCAAGGTATCGGAAGGCTAACATGATAGTCATATAAACATTAAGTAGGGCGAAAAAACATTCGCCCTATTTTTTTTCTTATATTTGCTGTAAAACTACCTGATGATAAACTCAGTAAGAAATACGGTACTATCCATATTAAATAAGAATAACTACGGCTATATAAGCCCAGCAGACTTTAATCTGTTTGCCAAACAAGCTCAGATAGAAATATTCGAGAAATACTTCGACAGGTATAACAGGCAGATAACGAAGGAGAATGCCAGACGATCAGGAACAGGTTACGCTGACATTACAGGAGCACTGGGAGAGACTATAGAAAGATTTTCAAAGGCAGCAGCACTATTACCAAAGGTATCTGGAGAGGTGAGTCACTTCATGACTTTACCTGAAGACTACTACAATATTGATCGTATGAGTTATTACTCTAGCTTACTTTCTTCTGGAAGCATAACATCTGTTACAGCAGGGAGGCTAGTTGATTCAGGAGCAACGTTTACTTCAGATGGTATATCGAGTGGTGATGTAGTAGTCAGCCAAACTACAGGGGCGGTAGCCTTTGTTGTTAGAGTTGTGAGTGATACCGAGATTATACTTACGAAAGACATATTTGAACTAGCGTCTCCAGAGTACGCAGTATTCAGATCCACAATACACAGAGAGTTGGATAAGGTCACACAGAGCAAGATAATGATGCTTAACAATTCTAACCTTACAGCTCCTACGGCTACTTTTCCAGTTTACGTAATGAGCGAATCAGAGTCAACTGGGTTTGGCGAAACAGTAGCTGTATATCCATCATCGATAACAGTTACTGGATCTGTAGTGATACAGTACACAAGATATCCAAAGACTCCTAAGTGGACGTATTCAGATGTTCCTTCAGCTACTGGGGAACCATTGTTTGACTCAACTCAACCAGACTATCAAGACTTTGAGTTACCAGAAGTTGATGAACATGTTTTAGTTCAAAAGATATTGCAATACGCAGGTATGTCGATCAGAGAGATTCAGATGACTGACATCTCTGCTAAATTAGAAGATAGAGAAACTAACCTAGAAAGATAAGATTATTAACTATGGCAGCTAAGAAAAAAACATCAGGTAAGAAGAAAGACTCAAGATTAACTAGAGCTGGAGTATCTGGTTACAATAAACCTAAGAGAACTCCTAGTCATCCAAAAAAGTCACATATTGTTGTAGCTAAAGTAGGTGATAAGATTAAAACTATACGTTTTGGAGAACAAGGTGCAAAAACTGCTGGTAAACCTAAAGCAGGTGAAAGTGATAAAATGAAAAAGAAAAGAGCATCATTTAAAGCTAGACATGCTAAAAATATTAAAAAAGGTAAAATGTCTGCAGCTTATTGGGCAAATAAAGTAAAATGGTAATATGGAAGCTAAAAAGAAAACAGTAAAAAAAAAGCAAACCTAAAACTAAATGCTTCTCTTGAGGAGAAGTATAGTAAAAAAATAACCGTAAACTCAACAACAGGAGAAATCATTAAGAAATAAGAAGATGGCTTATATATCAGCTTACGCATATTACGAGAATAGTGGTGCCGCACCAGAAGATGCAAATTGGGGGTCATACCAGTATGTATCTCTTACAGATATTGTAAACAATTTCCAGTTAATGTATGCTGGAAATCATTCATTAATAAACAACGAACCTAGATATAAGATACTCTTCCACGCTAAGAGGGCTATACAAGAGTTGAACTACGATGCGTTCAAGGAGATCAAGATACTTGAGCTAGACGTATGTGACCAACTTAGATTTGTACTTCCACCAGACTATGTGAACTGGGTTAGGATATCACTCTACAAGGACGGGTTGTTGAGACCACTGACTGAAAATATTCAAACCAATTACAGCGACGCCTACCTTCAAGATAATGATTGCAAGATATTGTTTGATGAAGATGGCAATGTATTAAAGCCTGAATACTCTCAAATAGATTTCGACAGAATTACTGGTCAAAAGAAAAGTATTTACTTAAATGAGGATTCTATTTTTAATGAACATGAAGGGTACTGCCTAGATGGAAGATGGTACTTCGATTACGCAGTAGGAGAGAGGTATGGTTTAAACACGGAGACAGCAAACTTCAATCCAACATTCAAGATAGATAACAAGTCAGGAGTTATTAACTTCAGTTCAGGAATGGACGGTGAGAAGTGTATATTGGAATATGTTAGCGATGGTATGGAGAATGGAGATGAATCTCTTATATCTGTAAATAAGTTATTTGAGAGATACGTGTACGCATACATAAACTACGAGCTGCTTGATCAGAAGACAGGGGTTCAAGAATATATAGTTGGTAGAGCTAGAAAGAAATCTACAGCTTTACTTAGAAATGCGAAGATAAGAATGAGCAACTTACATCCGGGACGACTACTCATGAATATGAGAGGTATGGATAAACACATCAAGTAATGAAGATAAAAAGGAATTTCATTAAAGGTCGAATGAATACAATGTTCGACGAAAGACTTATAGCTAATGGTGAGTATTTAAGCGCAATGAATGTAAGGGTTAGCTCTACCGAAGAAAGTGAAATGGGGGCTATCGAAAACTCAAAAGGTAATGAACAGATAACAACACTAGGATACAGAGGTAGTGATTTATCTGCTGATGCTGTTTGTATCGGTTCAGTGGCAGACTCAGCTAGAGACACTATTTATTGGTGTGTGCACGACCCTAGTAACCCGACTGTTCTTAGCGGTGTGCTAGATATGATTGTATCTTACAACGTGGTCTCTGGGACGTTGATATATCACGTAATAAGTTCAACTCATCCATCCGGCACAGGAACTGTGTTGAATTTCAGTGAGGAGTACAGGGTGAATGCGATGGATATAATTGAGGATTACTTGATTATAAACGACAATAACAACCCACCAAGAATATTTAACACCAAAAGAGTTTACAATGAACCTTCAGATGAAGATATAAACCTGATAGTAAAACCACCTAGCGCAGCTCCAACTGTCACGCCAATCAAACAGACTGGACAAGAGACCTATATGGACACTAGGTTTATTTCATTTGCCTATAGATATAAGTACGTGGACGGCCAGTATTCTGCGTTGTCTCAATTTTCTCCGATAGCATTCTCTCCGAACACATTCGAGTTGGATTACAGCACAATGGAGAATAAGGGTATGAGTAATGCATTTAATTCTGCAATCATAGATCTTGACACTTCTTCTAGCAACGTCGTAGGCATTGACTTGGTATTTAAGTTTTCAAACTCAAGCATACTAAACATCGTAGAAAAGTACGACAAGGCTGATTTAGGATGGTCCGATAACTCTACAGTATCAGTAACTTTTGTAAACAAAAAAGTATACACGACTCTTCCAGAAGAAGAACTGTACAGGCTGTTTGATAATGTACCACACAAAGCGCAAGCTCAAACCATAATGGGTAATAGACTAGTTATGGGTAACTACACTGATGGATACGATGTGGTTGATGAGAACGGTGATTCTACTCGTTTGGTTTATACTGCTGAACTAGTGGAAAATGATATAGAAAAAACCGATTTACTTGTAAACAGAAATATAGGTAATTATACTATAGCTGGATCTGAAGATATAAACAATGCGAAAGTTATAATCGACTTAGACGAGGTAGCTTCTGATCTGATAGAAGGCGCAGTGCTTGATTTATCATTTACTTTAAGACATAACAAGTATGTATCGACTACAACGACTACTCCATCAGAAACACCTCCTCCGTTAAGTATAAGTAAAACTATAACACTACAGAGTACATATGGATCTGTAGCAGCTTTTGCTGCTAGTGCGGAATTTATTGAAGCAGTGAGTTCTTTCACCCCAATAAGTGATTGCGGAACTGTTGATGCAGGTAACTCTTTGACTGATCAAATAAATTGTGGATCATTTACACCTCTACTTCCGTCTCCGGGGTGGACAAAGGAATCCAGTGGTATAACATCTCCGGGACAAGGGATATCGATAAGCGTTTCTTCAAATCAGATAACATTGCAATTCGTAGCAATGAGATTTGGAGAAAACGGCTCTCCGGGGCAGTATGTTTATGAATATTTTGATGTGGTCTATTCCTCGGCTAAATTTTACAAATATACAATTGGAGAAAGCTTGCATAGTAAAAGAGATTACGAGGTAGCGATTATTTATATGGACGAATACAACAGGTCAACAACAGCTTTAGTGAGTCCAAACAACACCGTGTATGTACCGACTATAAATTCAGACAAAAAAAATAGTATAAGGGTAACAATACCTGACAGTCAAAACCCTCCTGAATGGGCAACTAAATATAAATTTGCATTGAAACCATCTGAACTAGATTATGAGATTATATACTCTAATATATATTTCAATGACATTTCAGATGGATCCACTTACTTTTTATTGGAAGGTGATAACCAGAATAAATGTTCAGAAGGTGACAAGCTTAGAATCAAAAAAGATCTATCAGGTGCACTTGACAATGACGTAGAAGTTACTGTCATAGATATATCTGCTAAACAAAGGGATTTTTTAGACACTATACTTATTGATGAAGAACCATCTGGGTTGTATATGAAAATTAAGTCTTCAGATATAAACACATCGTATTCAAAAGACTATATACTTGACAGTGGTCTAGAGAAGCAATCGGATACGGTTACAGGTAATCCATTCATAATATATCCTATATACAGCGATAACCCTAACTATAACGCTACAGATCCTATAAGTTCAAGCAATCCGCCATACTTACCTTGGGAAATACCTGCTGGTAGTATAGTAGAAATATATATAAAATTCGAAGGAACTAATCTAGATGGGGACGTAAGGACGTACACTTTAGAGAGACAAGTGACGGCCACTAAAGATTACAGTAGTTTGTACGATATGGTTGAAGCCGAGAATATCGATCTAACAAATGGTATCTCAACTACCGATGGAGTTGGAATAGAAACAGTATATTTCAATGAATTATACGAAAACATAACTGGAACAGGTACAGACTACATCAGGAATCCGATAGTAGATACCGAATTTAGGATACAATTTGGATGGTGGAACCCTGATGATTCAGCTGGAGACGCACAAACAGGTCAAATGTATCTTGGACTTAGAAACAATGATGATGGTACAGGGATTTTCCAGAAGACAGAGTGCAGAGTCAAGATAATTACAGGAGGAAATCTATTCGTCTTTGAAACAATACCTCAAGAGGCAGACAACGATATCTATTACGAAGGAAGCCAAACATTTAACATCACAGCAGGAAGACACGAAGGGAACGTGCAAAACCAAACGACATCACTTCCAGCTATAATAGACCTGAACTTCTTCGATTGCTATTCCTTTGGTAATGGTGTCGAGAGTTACAAGATAGGTGATCGATTAGCTACGCCTTCATTTAGATTAGGCGAAAGATTTTACGCTGTATCTCAGGAGGATTATAAAGAGGCAGACAGATATTCTGACCTTACTTATAGTGGTATATACAATGAAGAAACTAACGTAAACAGGCTAAATGAGTTCAACCTATCGTTAGCAAACTTCAAACAGCTGGAAAGATCTTTCGGTCCGATTAGGGTTATATCTGGGAGAGCAAACGATATATTAGTTCTACAGGAAGATAAAGTATCCTACGTGTTGTCAAGCAAGAACTTGATCAGTTCATCACAAGGAGGAGGAACTGTAGTTGATATTCCAGAAGTGCTTGGTACACAGATAGCTAGGATAGAAAACTTCGGTATTGGAAATAACCCAGAGAGTTATACTGAATATGGATATGACAAATATTTTGTAGACCCTAAAAGAGGTGCTGTTATAAAGCTTACTGGAAGTGGACAAGCTGAACAGCTCTCAGTCATTTCTGAATTTGGTATGAAGTCATGGTTTAGAGACTACTTCAGGTTAACTCCGAATACTCAAAAGCTAGGAGGTTATGATCCTTATATGGGAGAATACGTTATAGCAGGAAATCTAAACACAGTTCCTTCAGATCCATTCGTTTCCTCTTGTGGAGAGGAAGTTACAGTAACTACTGATGAAACGTTCAGAACTTGGGAGGTAATATTAGCTCCGGGGTCAGGAGAGATTACAGTAGACTATACAGTTGGCATACTCCCGATGGGAGAGGATGTCACGTTTGAAATCATTCATGACGGATCTACGTATTCTTCTGGAGCTGTTACGTCAGGTGGGTCGTTTACATTCACAAAGTCGGTTGGCGTAGACATAGCTACAGTTGAAGTTACACTATCAAGTTCATTCACCACATCATACGCTGTTGAAGTAGGATGCGCCACTGAAAACGGACCTAGAATGACTCAGGTTGTACTAGCTCCAGATGACGAGACACCTCAGTACATACATAACGACTTTTACTGGACTCAGGGAACATACGTTAGTCCAACTCAGAGTAACTTAGCTACCCTTCAGAATACAGACAACACATACAACGTGTCTCTATTCCAATCATTCGAAGGAAGCGCAGGGGCTGGTATGATACCACCTGAATCTGGGGGTCAGGTGACAATAAGAATTCAGTCTACTAAGAAAGGGTTTGATAACTTTGACTTTGGATCAAGTTCGCTGAAGTACTTACTTTCCACGACAGACTATTCAGATAGTGATGTAGACATAGCAAGTATGCTCTCTGCTGCAACCACGCTGACACCTATACAAAACCCATCGACAGGGGTTTACTACTACGACATAACTTATACGCAGACTCCACAATTCAGTCCGTATATTTACTTAATTTACGACTATAGATAATGGCAAAACCAACAATAACAGAATCGACAGCACCAACTAGACAGGCGTATACATTAACATACTCCCCGTCTTCTAACGGGTTTCCTTCGTTTTACTCTTATTATCCAGAGGAAATAATTGGGATGAACCAAAACTTGTTTACATTCGATGAAGGAAATTTATATATCCACAACTCAGACAACGTAGACAGGTGTACTTTTTACGGAACCTACACACCAATGAATGTAAGGACTGTATTCAATGATGCTCCATCTGATGTCAAGGTATTTAAGACCATAGCATTAGATGGTACTCATGCATGGGGGTACGATTCATTAACTGACTTGGAAAGCGGAGATATCGACTCTGATTACTTCGAGCAGAAGGAGGGTGATTGGTTTGCATACATAAGAGGGATAGACTCTGTTCCAGTTCAGGAAACAGAACTACCACTCAGGTCTTCTCAAGGTATAGGATCTAGCACGTCTGTAGATGTAGCAGACCCAGCTAACATCATAGTGGCCTATCCATACGGAGTGATCGATAGCATAATAAGCGTAGGGGACTTGGTATATTTTTTGAATGGAGGTACGTTTACTTTATGCGGAGTAGTGACGTCTATCACGAAAAGAAAGACCGTTGGACTTACAGTTACAAGCGAGATAACAATAGATTCGACAACTCCAGTTGGAGGGTCAACAGCGATATTATCTGGGGATTATACGTTCTACATAAAGAATGCTATATCGGAATCTCACGGACTCCGTGGGTACTACCTAGATTTCTTGATCGAGAACTACGAACGAACTCAATCAGAATTATTCTTGGTTGAGGCAGATATATTTAAAAGCTTCCCTTGATGAACGTAAGACCATTAGAGCCAGACGACTATGAAAACATTTTGTGTAAGTGGTGGAAGGATTGGAGAAAGCCTGCACCACCTAGAGATGTTCTGCCAGACGATGGGACAGGTGGGTTTATAGTTTACGATGAAGACATACCTGTATGCGCTGGTTTTATGTATAACACAAACTCAAGTATGGTATGGATAGAGTTCATTGTGAGCAATATAAATTACACCGATCGAGCAAAAAGAAGAGAAGCACTAGCTATGCTTGATACAACTATTACATCATTAGCAAGGAAATTAAACAAAAAATACGTATATTCGCTTTTGAAAGAAGATAATAGATCTTTGATTGACGTAAGTTTAAATCAGGGATACATACATAACTCAATTAGGTTTAACGAAATGATCAAGAAGATATGGGAGCAGCAGTAATAGCAGCAGCACCAGCGATAATAGGCGGTATAGGAGCAGCTACTCAGGTGGTTGGAGCAGGTATGTCTTTTGCTGAAGCTAAAAAACAAAAGGAATTAAAAGCTAAAGCTGATGCAGCAGCAGCAAAAGCTGTGGTTGACGCAAAGAACAAACTTGTCACAAACTTTAGTGAGCAACAGGTAATAAGAAAGGAGCCTTTTGAATTAGCAGCTCAAGCAAATGCAGCTGTCCAATCTCAGAATATAGACGCAATGAGAAACGCTGGTCAGAGAGCTTTAATAGGTGGCGTAGGAAGAACTGTAGCAGCTGGAGACATAGCTAACCAACGGATGAGGGATGTATACACAGGTAAATTAGAGGAGTACGAAAAAAGAGTTGCAGATGAAAGTAGAGCTATTTCAGATACTTTAGCTAATATAGATCTTATGACTGCTAGTGGAGCGCAAAAAGCTGCTGCTCAAGCTGAAGAAATGAGGCAAAGAAATTTGATGCAAGGAATAGGTGCTTTAGGTGGTGCTGCTGCAACAGGGCTAGGCGCTATGAGGTTATACGCAGGAGGAGGATTAGGAAAGAAGACTCCAGATACATCTGGAAGCACTGAAGGTGGAGAAACATCTGGAACTGAGGATGAATACACGCAATTAATAGAAGCACTTAATGGGTTTGACCCTAACTTATTCAACCAAGGGAAGTACTCTACAACTTCTACAAGCGGTGAGCCTAACAATAATTTATCTAAGGGCTTCGATGCAAATAATTCAAACTTAAGTGTAGAAGAAGAGATACGACAAAACGAGAGACGAGGTGTTTACGGTAAAAATTCATTCTATCCTAACGGTAATTAATAAGATATGGCACAAGAATTTTTTGACTACCAAGAAAGAGATATAGACAAGTTACCAGATTGGTCTAAAGTCACTGGAGATATCAGTGATAAGTTGGTTAGAATACAGAAGGAGCGTCAAGCTAAGAGAGACGAGCAAGATAGGAAAACTCAAGAATCGTTAACGGCACTCGAAGACATTGATATGGGCGAAAGCCAAACAATGAACGAGTTGAAGCTGAAGGCTGTTGAGGATTCTAAAAGGTATTTGTTGGAGCAGGATAAGCTGATGAAGCAGAACAAACTCGATCCAACCCAAAGGTTAATCACACTTCAAACTCAGATGGATGACTGGAAAGCTTTTAGTAATGTCACCAACGAGTGGGATAAAAACTACAGTGAATATCTAACTAGAATGGAAGATGGTACTTCAGCAGGAATGGAGCAAGCTATGGCTGAGTGGAATGAGGAGTTTGGAAATATAGCTAACAAAGCTGTTAAGACCAATAATGAAAACGGAAGATTATACCTTACAACTACTGATGGTTCTGGAGAACCTTTAAGTATAAATGCTTTAAACAACAGGCTAAAAGACAGAGTCAATAAGTACGACGTCAACGGTGAAGTACAGAACCAAGTACAAAAGCTAGGTCAAGTCGTTAAGATTATCAACAAGGATGGCATATTATCTATGGATGACGTTAGAGAGAATCCTGTATATGAAGAAGCAAAAGAGAAGATGATAGAAGCGTTGCTTGGAAGCGACAGAGATACTAGTAGTATTCTTTCTGATTACGTTGGAGGCTATAGCTTTACCAGAGATAAAAGTATGCAGGGTAAGGAAGACGAGAATGGAAACGAGATGATTCTACTTACTGCTGATAAGAACGGGACGTACCAACCTGAATTTACCCCGGAGCAAAAAGAGAAAGCTGAAAAGTATGTTGATCTACAACTTGAAATGCAGTTAGGATTCAAGGAAACTCCGAAACCAGAGAAAGTAAAGTCAACCAGAAATCCTAATCAGTGGGAAGTTGAGCGTAGCGATAAAAAGAAAAGAATAGCTGATGAATTCAATACAGCTATAGATGTAGCTGAAGGAAACGAGCAGGTCATAAGCAGGGTGTATAGAAATACTAATGTAAAAAGTATTCTGAAACAAGGTGACATATGGACAATTCAATTTGACAATAACCAAACAATAGACCTCCAATCAAGCGGAAACACTATCGAAGATGCCAAGATGCTATTTGATTATACGACTGGTCCAGCAACGTTAAATGATTTAGGGCCTAGTGCTTCTGAAGTCGCTTACAAAGAGTGGGATAGATACGGAGATAAACAAGTTGGTAAATTGGCTGTAGACTTTGGATCGTTAGCTGACTATGGGATAGAGAGTATATATGATGTGAATATGAAAGATGGTTCGAATATATATGAGTCTATAAGCGAAACTCTTAATTCCAAATCTAGTTTACCTTCAAAGGTTTCTGATTTAAATTACATATTCAGTCAAATGCAATTACCTTCAGGAGTCGTAAGACCAGAGGTTACTTTTAAGTACGATAATGGTAATGTCTCTTACTCGATAAATGGCGAACCAAAAGTATTTGTGAAAGACCCGTCTGGATCAGATGTATTAGAAGCTGTCAATACAGCTATAGAAGAAAGTTTGAACGCTTCGAAAACGGATGCTTTCGGAAATCCTATTTAAAAAACAACAATGGAAGATAAATTAGAACTACTTTACAACAGCTACATTGAGAATGGATTATTAAGTCCTAAAACAACATTCGAGCAATTCTCAAATGCTGACAAGTCTATTATAGAAAACCTTTATAACGAAGGTGTACGTAAGAGGATTGTAAGCTCAAAGACTGACTACCAAACATTCGAGTCTGCTTGGGGAACCTCAAAAAAAAAAGAAGAAACTTTGGCACCTACTGGAAGCGACTTGGAAGCTTCTGGGCAACCTGCTACAGGTACGCCTGCATCGGAATCAGATTTGACATCACAGCCTTCAGAGCCGTCCGAATTACCTTATCAGCAGGATGGCTCTTCATTTATGCCAGAATCACAAGAGCAGCAAAGTGAGTTAAAATACGGGGCGGCGTATTTGCCAGAATCACAAGAGCAGCAAAGTGAGTTAAAATACGGGGAAGCGTATTTGCCAGAATCACAAGAGCAGCAAAGTGAGTTAAAATACGGGGGAGTGTATTTAGGAGAATATTTATCGGATCCATCTGACTACAAACCTATGATAAATAGATTCCCTGCATATGGACAATCAGATTTAAAAACAAGGGAATTTGAGAGGATCAAATTACCGTTTAGGGCGTATACAGATGATGATCCTAAGCTCCCACAATATAAAGGATCTGGAGACCCTAATCAAGTAGTAAAAGCGGATCAGTCGTACTCTGATATAACATTAATGATGGCAGAGAATTTAGGCATGAGTCCAGAGGATTATATGGATACGGGTAAAAGATTGAAGCGTGAAGAAGAAATCAGAGATGAGCAAAAGGCTATTGACAACATTAAGAAAAAGAAGATCCAAAATGACATAGAGAAAACATACGTAGAAACGATTTCAAAAGTGTATGATATGTCTGAAGAAGATGCTAGGGAAAATTTAGCTAACCTAGCATTGTATAATTTGTACTTTGACCCAGAAGGTACAGGATTAAAATTGGATCCGATTGAGGGTATGGAGGATTTCGACATTGATGATGTACTAGAGTTTAGAGCAAGTCTTGCAAATAAAGCCATTGAAAAGGGTGGAGATGAACTGATCAAGAAGGTCTTTGTTAACATAGTTGACAAAAAAGGTGGGGATGTTGAGGGAGCTAAGATTGAGTTTGAAAAAGGAATGGAGCGCATAGGTGAAATGTTCCTAAGTGATGATTTAAAAAAGGTGAGAGACCTGAGAAAATCTATAATTGAACTTGAGAATACTCCAATACAATCTGAAGCCAGCAAGGAGATGCTACGGATAAAAAGGCTTGAGTTAAAAAAATTTACAGATCAAGGAAACTACGGAGCAAATACTTTGTTTGACCCAAAGACAGGTCAGTATGTATCTGGGAACACTAAGGATCCAGAGATTATAAGTTTTAACAAAGAGATGAACAAAAAGGTTAAGACTTATGAGAACACCGATGTAGGTAGGCTGAAGAAGAGGAGAGATGATTTGTATTTTCAGTATCAGAATTTTGTGAACAACGTTATGTTGGATCAAGACATTGCTAACTTAAATAGCATTGCTAGGGAGAAATACGCTAATCTTTTTGGTTTGACAACACCTACCGATTCGCAAGGGTTGAATGCCGAATTCACTAAAGATCAGAAAAAGCAGATCGCTATAGATATGTACGGAAATCCTTACAATTTTCACGGTTGGGATTTAGGTGGTAAAGGCGACATGTCAGACGCATTCAAGATTATGAATAGCGATATATTTGGATATGAAGTTACTATGAAAGCTCAACTAATACTCGCAGATTTCATGGCGGTAAACAGAGCGTTGAAGCTCAACGAAGATCCAGCTGGAATAGAGGATTCTAAAGGTTTTGAAAGATTCTTTACCTACGCTGGTAAGGGATTCAAAGAAGAAATGGGTGGTGTATCTCAAGTAGACGAGGTTGTAGCAGAAAGAACTATAAATCAAATTAAGTCTTTAGGATACGAGATACCATTGAGTCAAATGGAATCTTTGAAAAAAGACTTTACTCAAGAATTAGGCGAAGCGGCTGGAGCGTCTATCCCAGTGATGGGAGAAATAATGATGGACTTAGCTTTGGTAAATAAAGTGGCTGGAGTAGCCAAAATTCCTAAACTAATAGAAACGTTATCAAGGGGTAATAAAGTTGCAAAATTTGGTTTAGATCTTATATACGAAGCAGCTTCTCAAGGTGCCGCATTTGAAATGGCTGGAGAAGGATTTGTAGGTGGTGCTGGAGAAGGTGTGGGTCAATTTCTAGTTGATGCAGCGTTAAAGAAATTTAAGGTTAACAATCGAATGCTATCTATATTATCTAAGTCTGTGGGCGGTGCATTATCTCAAACTGCTGCTGAATATACAGGTCAGTTTGTAGACGAGCTTAGTAAAAATAATGTTGGGTTCGACAAAGCAGTAGAAAGAACTTTCGGGAAAACTCCAGAAGATGCTATGGAGAAGTTCGCATTAACATATCTACTATCTCAAATATATGGTACGGGAACATCTACCGTGTCTACTTTTACGAATCCATTAAATAGAGGTGTAGATACTGAAGAACAGGTGTCTAATGAAGAGTGGGCAGATTGGGCGTCAAAACAAGTAATTAACTTTGAGTCTGACAGTCCTATAGTTAATGAAATAAAAAAGTTTGCCGAAGAGCAGCAGTCTCAATTATCTCCTGTGCAGAAGACAGAGATAGAATCAATTATCGAACAACAAAAACAAGGACCTCAAAAGGCTGATATAGAAAGAATAAGACAAGAAGAGTTATCGATATTAGATGCAAAACAAGCAGAATCAGAAAAGACAGGCGAAATACCGACAGATGAAAACGGTAATGCTATAAATATAAAAGAAGAGAAACAAAAAATAAACTCTAAATACGATGCAGCACTAGCTGTTCAGGAACAAGATAATATTAACCAACAAAAACAAACAACAGATGAAGTACAAGAAAGTCAAGAAGGCGATGTCAGCACCGAAGAAGAAGTGCAAAAACAAGATGTCGAACCGACCGAAGAAGGTAAACAAGAAATAATAAATCCTAGTCAGGTTAACCCATCTGAAATAACTCAGAGAAACAAGGAGGCAGAGGCAAGATTAAAGAAAGAAGGTGTTGATAATCTTTTTATAGGGGCTAATTTACCAACTGGATCAAATGAGAAAGCCTTACCTGTAAGTGTTGATGTAATAAACGATATAGCTGTTGCCACATATGCAAACGAAAAAACAGGACTCATAAATACCGTTATAAGCGGATTCTCAGAGAACAACTTTGTAGGATATTACAGGATATACGAGAACGGCAAACCAACTAATAAATGGAGTTCCAAGTTTGAAAATCAAAATACAGGAGACAAGAATATAGATAGTAAGAAGAAAGATAACTTCAAAACTATGATATCTTCTGTTCAGGAGAGACTTCCTTCTGATCACCTATATACAGAAAAAACAAGTATATCCACTGATGGTCTTAGAGTATGGGGGAATCAAATAGATAGAGGTACATATGAATTTGCACTAGATGAGAAAGGTTTTTATATAACAAATAGAGTATCTATAAATGGTGATGCACTAGTAAATGAATTAGGAATAGATGTAAAGCAAGGTGATTTCCAAAATATAAAAGTTAGAACTGAAAAAGAATTCAATAAAGTAAAAGAAGCATTATTGCCATACCTTGAAAAACTCAGATTAAATGAGAATAATATATATTGGACAAAACCAAAAGGCGCAGCTAGACTAGCAGGATCAACAGTTGAAATAGACTTACCTGTTCTTAAGCCTGTGCAAACAGAGGTAAAACCCAAAGTCACTACCGAAGAAGTAGCGAGTTACACTGCTAAAGATATAGCTGAGTCGACTGATGCTAAAGCTTTTGCTGAAGCTCAGTCCTCAGCCTTATCACAAAGGACAGACACTAAACTACAAGTAGATCCAACATCGGAACAAGACGCACAGAAGATTATAGATGAGGGTGGAAAGCTATTCTTGACAAGCGATGGAAAAGCTGGAGCGTATGTAACTGCTGACGGCTATATGGGTGGCTTGTTTAAGGATCCTAATTCAGATAAGAATCAAGCTTCTAAAGCACTTCAAGAAGTAAGAACAAAAGCAGGAGGTAAGTTCTTTGATGCCTTTGGTATAAACCCAGAGACGGGAGATGGAACAACTCTAGAGGAGATCTATGTAAAGAATGGATTTAGACCTGTAGCTCGTATGCCGTTCGACCCCGATATGGCTCCAAAAGGATGGGAAAATACAACGCTAGCTTCAAAACCGGATAATGTATTCTTTGTTTACGACCCAGATTATAAAGCTAAAGTAGGTGAAGGTGAAACCATAACCGACTTTGACAAGGCTTATGAGATGGCTAAGAACTATAAGCCAACGTCAACTTCTAATAGTGCCAACAAAACTGTAGTCGAGCCGGGTAAAAGATTATTCAACGAGCCAAACAAAGAGACGGCTCAAATATCTAAGAAGTACAGAGAAGAGAAAGGAATAGAGTTTGACGAAGGTGAACCTATAACGGAACTTGACGAAGATCTATCAAAAGAAATAGCAGACGCATACGAAGCTATGGAAGATAACCCTAATGATCCAGAAGTTAAGGAGGCGTATGATGCACTAGCTTTAGAAACTGTTGATCAGTACAAGGCTTTAATGGATGCTGGATACGAGGTTGAGATATATAAAGGGGAAGGAGAACCTTACGCCAACTCTGAAGAGATGATTAAAGACCTGAAGGAAAATAAGCATATCTACATATTCTCTACAGAAGGAGGCTTTGGCGAAACTGGCATCACAGATAAGCAAAGATCTGAAAATGCAATGCTCGGTTCAACAGAGTTTAAGGATGTAAACGGAGAGCCATTACTGGTAAATGATTTGTTTAGAGCTGTCCATGACTTCTTTGGTCACAGCGAAAGAGGTAATGGTTTCGGAGCTATAGGCGAGGAGAATGCTTGGGATGTACACGCTAGAATGTTTTCAGACAAGGCTAGAAGAGCGATGACTACCGAGACTAAGGGTCAAAACTCTTGGGTAAACTTCGGACCTCAGATGCGAGGGAAGGACGGAAAGATTTTAAAGAAGGGTGACAAAGGATATTTGAAACCATCTGAAAGAAAGTTTGCTGAACAAAAAATGGGACTACTTCCAGAGAAGTATTCTGAAATTAGTTCAACTAAAAAAGAACCAACAGTAAGTACAGAAGAAACTTTCGAGGTAGCTGACGATGTAATTCCAGAAGTTACAGAAGGGGCATTAAGCCTACTTGATGCTTTCGGCAAGAAGCCGAAAAAAAGCAAGGTAACACCAAAGAAAAGAAAGCAAGTATTAGATCAAGTTGCGAAGGCAGAAAAAGCTTTAAGCAAAATATCTCCTAAGACAAAGATAGTAGTCCATGAAACTTCGAAGGATTATACTGAATCTGGAAGAAATAGAAATCAAAATGAGGGTGGTGAATATGATATAGACACGGATACTATACATATTAATATGGAGGCTGCAAATGAAAGAACTGTAGCTCACGAGGTGTTCCACACTCTTCTGCTAAGCAAGGGAATGGGTGACAAGCAAGCTCAGGCAATAACAAACAAGATGCTTGACGCTGTAAAAAAATCTGCATCGCCAGAGCTTTTAGCAGAGTTAGAAGAGTTCAGTTCTAGATACGAACAACCTTTACAAAGCGAAGAGTCGATTGCCGAACTATTTGGCATACTAGCGTCTGAATACGAGACGCTACCTAGACCAACACAAAACTTGATCAAAAGATGGCTAGATAAGTTAGCGAAGTTATTCGGATTAAAACTATTTACAGACAACGAAGTTGTTGACATGTTAAACACCGTGTCAAAAAGTGTTAGAGAAGGGTCTGTAATTGAAGAGTCTGACATAGATGTTATTAGAAGAGACCCAATGCCAGCTAGGGATACTAGGGCTGATTTTTTAGGTGGCATTCCAATAGATGAGTTGACTGATGCAGACCTAGATCAGAATCAAACCAGACAGTGGGACAGGGAGCAGAAGCCACTTAGAAGATTACAGAGTAACTTTTCAGACGCTGTTTCTAAGCTAACGTTTTCTTACGATAAGAATAGTGATAGATTTGATAAGTTAAAAAAAGAAGGGTACATAACCGATGGTAAGAGTATATCTGATTTTGACGGTAAGTTTTTCTTTTTTCACCAACCTGACGCAGCTTTCTCTGGTCAGATACTTAAGGATGGGGAACTATTAGTAGAAGGAAAGGGAGGTATGTACTACCCTATAAAGTTCCATGAAGACGGTTATTTTTGGGCTAGTACAGATAGAGTCGCAAAAAAAATGGCTGATGACTTGAATAAAGTAATGGAGCAAAACGGAGGAAAGATTTACATGGCTCTGACTAGCGCTCCAAGATCAAAGTTAATGTCTAGTACTACCATGTCCAACGCTGTGATGGATTTCTTCTCTTCAAAATCATTTGATAGTAACTTTAATATATCTGAAGCACAAGTAAAAAGATCTATTGTAAGAGCTGCAAACAACGTCAAGACCGTAAACGGAAAAAAGGTAGGATTAAACATGAGCCTATCTGTAAAAGACTCATTAAGTGAAATAAAGAGTAGCGTTAGTGAAAAGCTTGATCCAAAAAAAAGTTCTTTTAAAGACAGGAAATCTTTTGTTGAAGATTTAGTTGGAGAAATGTCTAGAGAGATAAACAAAAAAGATATATCTATAGAACAATTCGGAAAGTTTTTTTCAGAAGGGATTCAAAATAAATATTTTAAGGGAGTAACTAAAACTGGAAAAGTAAAAGTCTCTAAAGCGAATATGATACAGGCGTTGTCAGAAATGATGACTGAGCCTATATTGAAAGATGATATATCAAGAGAAAGTGGCGGTCAAATATATGCTGTGCTAGAGATGGAAGGGAAGGTTAAACCTGTGAAATCAGATAAACACGAGTCATATCCAATGGCTATTCAATCTGCTGAAGACAAAAAAACCACCCTCCATATACTGAGTGACAGAGTAGATTGGGGCGATGTAACTGAAGACTTTGAGACGAATGAAATCGTTAAACCTGAGAGAAGAAAAAAGATTTATCCAACATCAGGTGTTTCTACTAGAGGCTTGAAAATTAATACAAAATCCGTTAGAAGAAGAAAACAAAAACCATCCGATGACAGACCATCAATAGAGGCGGTTAGAGAAAAAGCTAAGCAGCTAGGTATATCAGAAAAAGACACGGAGATAGCCCTCAGAAACATGGGTTACACAAACGCTGAGATTAAAGCTGATAAAAATAAGTCTGACCCGTTTGAGGAAGAGATGAGAGGACTAAGAAAAGATCTTGGCAAGAAAGAAAAGAAATCTCCATCCGTAAAGAAAATACTTGGAGAGCCTAAAGATAAGAAGGTAACGATGACTGAGAGATCAGCATTGAAGAGCCAGATTAGAATGGAGGCTAGAGCAGCTAGAGATAGCAAGAAGGATCAAGACAAAAGAAGATCAGCTATCAGCTCTATGGTTAGTGACATTATTTCTAGAATGAGAAATGATGCAAAGGTTAAGTCTAGAAAACTAAATGCTATCCAGAAGAAGATAAACCGAACGAATTTAAACAACCCTGTGATGGTGGAGAGGTTGATACGTTACATTAACAATGTAATGGAAGACGTCAACTATTCAGCTAAACTTGCGGAGGCTAACAAGAACAGATCTGCAATGAAGAGGATGACAAAATCAAAGAAAAGAGCAGCGAACCTAAGAGCTTCTGCTGATGAATTTGCTTTGATAGATCCGTCGATGGTTTCAGATATTGATGAATACTTGAATAGATCTAGAGAGATAGTAGCTGGATTGTCACCAACATCAATAAGTCCGAACAAGATTAAAGTTAGCGACAAGTTTGATTCATCCGACATGGATTCATATATCAATAGTCAATTGAAATCTCAGAGATCTAAAATGAGGGAAGCTCTGAATGAGCATTTCGAGGAGGTTACAGGTATTAGTGGAGAAGGTATGGAGATAAGCGAGATGATCAAAGCTATTGAAGAATCAAAAGATACAGGTGCAACCCCAGAAATGTTGGAGCCAATCACAAAGGCCAACGTAAAGAAAGCTTATGACTCCTATTCATCTTTAGTTTCAGAAATGGCTAATACAAACTCTGATCCATTTACTGGTGAATCATTAGAGTTATCAGATTCAGAAATAGATCTAGCAAAGAGATTAGCCAACCTAGATGTTTTATCTATGAGTAAAGAGGAGGCAGTTAAGGCTGTCGATGCGATGAGTAACTTCCTAGTCAACCAATCACTAGCTGGAGCAGAGTCGATAGTTTCAAAGGCAGAAGGAAATTCTGCTGCATTAAAACTGGTTAATAAGGGAATAAAATCTAGACCTTTGAAGTTGTATTTTTCTAAGAGAATCGGTAGAACGATGGCAGAGCAATTCACTACATTGCCAATAGTTTTGGAGAGAATGTTTGGAAAATCGAAAGCTAGACTAATCCAAAAAGTTTCCGGGCTATCGGATGTAATAAGTGGTTATGCAACAGCTAAGCAGAAGTCATCAAGAATAATAAAGTCTTACACAGATAAGTTCTCAAAAAAGAAACCGAATGGAGAGGTGTTCAATAGCTCAACAAATATAAATGAGAGAGGACTCGTTTCATTTATGAGCAGATCCATTGAAGGTAATGAGCAAGCTGAGTTTGATAGAAGAAAGAATCTCATCAAGGAATCTATAGATGCCTTAAAGAGAGGTACTGAAGCCGATGTAAAGAGAGGTGAAAACTATCAAGAGGTGTACGATAAGTTACTGAAGGACTCGAATAATATTGCTGAAGTTAGGAGTAAGGCTGACAAGACAAATCTAGAAGCTGTTGACTGGTGGGTAAATGAATGGTCTAAGCATTATGATGACCTAAGAAAGACAAACCTAGAGGTATACAACGAGCTTCTTGATAAGGATCTAAACTATACTCCAGATATATATAAGAAGATAGATTTGTCTGAAGATGTTGACATGAACAAGTCATCATTCTTTAATGCTAACAACTACTTGGATAAATCAAAGTCAGGTTCCTTGAGAGAAGTAACTAGGCCGAACTCACTACCTAAGAATTCAAGAGGAGAAGCTAGTAGATATATCTCTCTTGATTTCGACATGAACAACGCTAACATTATACAGTCAGCATTGACAGATATAAACACAGCTTCACCAATAATGAAACTTGAAGGATTCCTAAATTCAAATGGAATGAATTCAATTGTAAGTTCGAAGGAAGACAGAGACTTTATTGAAAGGAGGATAAAAAACTATGTAAGAAACGTGAAGGGAAGTAACTTCTCTGACAGAAGTGAACTAGATAATATTTCTAAAGGTTTAGAATTTCTAGCTGCATTAGGAGTTTCAAAAGCTTTAGGTGGAATTACTCAGTCTGTAAAACAGTCTGTCCCGGTAGCTGTAAACACGATAATCAACTCTGGAAGACTCGACCTAGCTTCAATGTTTGATCCAGACACAAAGGCTTTTATAGAAAACTCTGGAATGCCGATAGCGAATAGAGGTATTGCATCACAAGCTTCGCTAGATCATATCAACAGGCTTATTGAGCAAGTATCAGACAGCAAAGGGAAAGAAGCCTTGAAGAAGTTAGAAGATTTAAATAGATTATACTTAAAGGTCTTCTTACAAAATGCCGATGTATTCATAGCGAGAGCTTCGTTTATTTCTTATTACAAACAAGGGTTAAAAAAACAAGGGATAAACCCTAAAGATATAGACTTCTCTAATCACAAGCCTAATAAAGATGCGCTAGACTTCGCACAACAACAGGTAGACAGACAACAGAACGTTTCTGATGAATACCTGCAAGGAGAGTTCTTCACTGGAAAAGACGTATTAAGAAAAACAATAAGAAAGGTAGCGATGCCTTTTGCAAACTTCGCTATGAACCAAAAAGCTAGAATGAATTCAGACATAATAACTCTAACGTCTTCATATTATTCAAAAGAGGATAAGATTACAGCGGCTAGATCTTTAGCTGGATTAGCAGGAGAGATGGCCATGTTCTACGCTGTGTCAAGTATGATACGATCTCTGATCTGGGGGATGACATCAAGCGCATTGGGATACGAGGAAAGTGACGAGGACAAGAAAAAAAGAATGGAGTATGAAGTAAAAGGGATAGCAACGAACTTCGTTAGAGATGCAGTGTCTCCACTACCTATGTTAGACGCTCCTGTCATGGTTGGAGCAAACAAGGTCTTGAATTTAATACAAGGCGAGCAAGAAGACAAGGAGCAAAACTTCCAATTGTACGAAGGCGTTGATAAAGGTGTTTGGGATGACTGGGGAGTATTAGGTATAGCCTTCAGTAAGGCTGGTGACATGCTTGAAAAGGGTAACACAGCTATTACAGGTGAGTATGAAAATAAGTGGGGGACTAAGTATGAACTTACTAAGGATGGTCAGAGCAACATGCAGCTGTCAGCTGTACTATCAATACTGTATAACATCGGTGCGCTTCCTTCAGAATTTGGAACTGTTTCCAACTATATAGAAAGAATAGTAAAGAAGAAGGAGTCTAATAAGAAGAAGAAGAAGAAATAAACTTCACAAGCTTACCATTCCCCCCTTGGTGTACGGATATCTTACCATGCTTATACAAGCGATTCAAGGCTTCTTTGATCTTCGCATAATCACATCCAACAAGAAGCCTTATTTCAGCAGGAGTGACGCCACAGTGTCCTCCTGTTTCTTTATGCTTATGTTTTACTATCTCAAGGATTTGATGCTGTGTATTTAGCTTATCGAAGTCTACCATAATATTCTGTTTTTTATTTTAATAATTCTAATGTAGTTTACTTAACTTGTATTTGTCTCTGTACCTGATCTGAGTTTCGGATAGTTCTTTCAATCCATCTTTTATAATCACACCATCTTCATGATCTACTATATTTGCTCGCACTTTCTCTAGTACCTCAAACAGGTCGATTACGTTTTGGATTATAAAGTACTGGATCCCATTGTAGCTTAACTCAGGAAGCGTTACCTGCTGGTATTTAGTTAACCTTCCTTTGGGTAGCTTCAGTTCCAGTCCGATATACACTCCCTTGTAAACAAGAGTTATATCTGGGAGTCCGTTCTTATCCGTAAAGTGAACCCACCTACCTTCCTTGAAGAGCTTCCCTGAGTTCTGTCTCCACATAAAATATCCAGCCCTCTTCAAGATTTTCTTACAGTCATCTACAAGATCCTGCTCCTTGGCATAAACCTTATCCTTATACAGGTCAACGAGGCTTCCGATCTTCTTCAGGTAATCTATACGCTCAAGATCTTCTTCCTCATTTATAGAACCGTCAGTATCTCTCTCAACCCTCGCCATCTTGTCAACAGTTTCGTTTACAATAGGCTTCTTGATGAATGGTATAGGGTCTGTTGGATATCCGTTGTCGACTATAACGTTAGCACAGTCTATCATGAGGCACTTTTCTTTACCTTCGTAGATACGTATACCACGTCCGACCATCTGCTTGTATAGCCTAAGTGATTTTATACCACGAGCAAACAACATACACTCGATACTTGGCTCATCGAACCCGAACGTGGCCATATCTACATTAATCAGAACCTGACACTTGTCTTTATTGAAGTCCATATAAGCCTTCTCAATGTCTTTCTCTGACATTTTTGAGTGAACACTACACGCAGTTACATTTCTCTCTTTAAACTCCCTGAGAAGCTCCTCACAGTGATCAATACTGCTTGAGAATACAATCGTCTTTAGATTCTTAGCTAACCTCTCCCATTCCTCCATGGTATTGGAAAGAACTTTCTGTTCCTTCAACACCTTACTCGCTTGCTCCTGATTATAATCTCCGTTAACTATGGGGACCTCTGAGAAATCTGGCTGGACGTTGGAAGAATATACCTCAACATCTGTGAGATAACCCTTCTTTATCAAATCCTTTACACCGACCTCACTTATTATACTGTCGTATCCACTTAGTAAGTAGCCGTTCTCATCTATTGGAGTGGCAGACAGCCCTATAATTACAGAGCTACTGTAAGTCTCCATGATGTAATCGATATACTTAGAACCATGAGCAAAATGACATTCATCTATGAAGATGAAGTCAAAATGCTGAGTCACCTTTCTAGAGTAAAGCGATTGCACAGAAGCTATCGTACAGTTTGACCCATTGTCTTGAGTCTTAGATCCAAGAATTAGGTTACCGAATCCAAAACTCTCTTGAGTCTGGATCGATAACTTAATCCTAGGGGTTGTGAACAAACATTTTTTACCGGAAGAAATTATCCTTTCTATTATAAACTGACTGATCTTAGTTTTGCCTGTCAGCCAGCTCCCGTTGGAGCGTGAATCAGTACCTTTTTATTTCCGGTACCAATAGACGTCCGAAGGGAGCTGACTATTTTTTGTTGGTAATCTCTTAGCTTTATCATTTTTGTTATTTTGTATTATTTCGAATATTTCTTATACAATACTTGTTTCTTTCATCATATAGTCCTATTTCAAAAGCGTGACGCATATTTTCAGTGTTTGTCATCCACTCTAAATTGTGTACATAATTATTACTTTTATCCCCATCTATATGGTTGACAGTTTTTTTAGATTCAAGGTTAGGAATAAAGGATAGAGCTACTAATCTATGAACTCTAACAGTTTTCTTAACTGACCCAACAGATAAGTACACTCTAGGATATCCTTTATCATCTTTCCCTTGTTTCAATATTGTCTGGCTAAATCTAGCAACCCTGCCATCTTTATATACAGTCTCACCTTTCTTTCTTCTAACTCTACCTTTATTTGAAACTTCATAAAAACTCTCAAAGCCAACTGCATCTACCCATTCTTCCTTTAATACCTCCATAAATTCAAATTTTAATTTTTAAACTCTATCTTCCCATCCTCCTCGTACTCATGTCGGGTAATTAATCGTATCCATCTACCGTTTGCATCACGCCCTTCGTCAGGCATTGTCTTTCCTTTATATAGACAGAAAGCTATGAGCCACTTGTAGAACTTGTTTCTGCTTACGGTTAACTTCGACTTAGGTCCGAAGTCTGGATTCTCTTCCACGAAATCTGAATACAGCTCGGACTTGAATACCTTATGACCACGGATAAATTGCAAAGCCTTGTCTGTAGGATCTTCGTTGTCCACGATGCCACACCACTCGATAAATTCATGGCATGTCTGAGCCGATAGCTTTCTGATTTTAAGGTTCACAAACTCAGACTTAACAAGACCAGTGTTCATGTAGCTACGTAAACATTCAATCATGTAGTTGTCAAACTTCATCCACTCCTCTTCATTCCACTCGTCAAACATGTACTTACCGAACTCCTCATATGGGGTGAACCCAGCTGAGTAATATTGATGAAGCTCTAGCTCCCACTTTCTCCTGTCGAATGAACTACCTGTACCTCTTATGGCGTAGTTAGTTGTGATCCCTATCTTCGGAGACTTCGAGAATGGTATCTTGATAGCATCTTTGTTTTTCTTCTCCAAAGTAATACCTTCAGTTACAACGCTAAACAAACGCTCGAAGTCAAACCTATTCTTGACATCATCAAACACAATTATCTGCGTGTCTGCTGATACCAACTGGTAAGGGAATGACTTTCCGAAATCAAAATCCTTCCCATCGATAACCACCATCTTCTTTATATGGCTTATTGCCTTCATGATTATA